AGTTGAAAATAATCTTTGTAGTCTACTAAATAAGCCTTTGTCTGCCATAGTATATAATTATTGTTATAAATATTATTATAGAAGCCATCTAATGTCTTCTCTTCCATCTTTTGTGTCTATATGGTAAGGATTATCATTACCCGAGGAAAAGTATCCACCTTGATACGATGTTCTATTTACTGATATATTATTTAATGCATTTCGGGTTGCATCTAAACCTCTTTGTCTCATTTTTAATGCCGTATCTCTAATGTACATAGATATACCAAATGACATAACTAAATCATCATTATACCCACTTTGAGCTTCTGCTCTTGCATTACGCCAAATAAATACTTTCATCTCTTCTATCAACCTTTTTGATTGAATTGTTACTCCCCTATCACTAATGTATTCTTGAAACTTACCTATTACCATAGGTCTTGTTCTAGATGACATTGTAAAACCAGCTACCATTTTGGAGTGGTCTTGATATTTATCAAAATACGAATCAGCATTACGGGAATCACTTCTTTGTGAATAGTAAAGGTTTGGATATGCTCTATCAATAGCAACTTGTATAGTGGCCCAACCAATATTAGCATTTTCTATTACCAACATTGCTTCATTATATTCAGTAGCTAAACCTACTAATAAATGTCCGAATTCTTTTGTTCCTAATTGTCCTTTATACTCGGCAACTTGCACATTATTTTCTACATCAATTACATGACATGCAGAATAATCTTTTCCATCCCCACGAGCAACATCTGCTACTACTATATAATCTCTAGTATAATCAGCTGATTCCCAAACCCATAAATTTTGATCTGCTCCCCTTTTTTCTAATGGATCTTTGATATATGTTTTTTCATAAAAATCAATATGTTCAGGGTAAAATACTATATCACCTGAAGTGCTAAAATCACAATCACATTCTTGTGCCGCCATTCTAGGATCACCTAATAATTCATCTTGTCTATCTCTCCATGCTTGATCTCTTTCTGGGTGTACAAACCAAGGTAATTTAATAGGTAAAAATTCATTTTCTGAAGATTCTGCTCTAGCCCATGTTTGGTGGAACCAGTTACCAGTACCATAAGGTGTAGATAATGCTATACAACCACCTCCAGTTGCTAATGTTTGTTGGGCTGAAGCCCAAATTTCTCCAATATTATCAATAAATGCTGCCTCATCAATTAATAGCAAAGATACTGCTTCAGATCTACCGGCATCACTTGAAGCTGAGGTAGCTTTAATTTGTGACCCATTTGTTAATCTAAGTGTTAATTTATTATTTTCATCTGCATCTATTTTAAGCCATGAAGGTAAATTTTCATACATGAATTTTACCTTTGTAACCATGTTTTTAGCAGTTTCTTGTTTTGTTGCTATACAAAGTATATTTTTATCCTTATGAAACACCATTAACCATAAGGAATAACCCGCTGTTAAAGTTGATATACCCAATTGTCTAGATTTTAAAATAATCGAATATGGGTTATCACGCATTAACGTTAGTACTTTTTCTTGAAAAGGGTATAGGTTAAATTGTATACGCCCACGTTGTGGGTGCTGTATATAACAGTATTTACGCATAAAATGTACAGGATCCTTAGCACATTTTAAATATTCTTGACGTATTACTTTTTTTAAATTAGGCATATTATTTTACTAAAAGTATTGCTCCTACTATAGCTACTATTCCGGCACCAGCAGTTAATTTAGTTTTTAGTTTTTGTTTTTTTAAATCCAGTTGTAATTTTTTTGATAATTGTTGAGATAATAATAATTGGTCTGATTTAGATAATAAAATATTATTAAAATTACCTATTTGAGAATTTAAATTTAATATAACACTATCTTTTAAAACTATTTTTTGTTTTAATATATCTACTTTACCCAAAGTAAGAACTAATTCATTTTTAGCTCCATCACCTGTAATTAAATCTTTAATTACTAATTTGGCTATTGGTTTTTTTAATTGAATCGAAGTACTGTCTATAACGGTCTGTGAAAAACTTTCCAAGCTCGTTATCATTAAAATTATCAACAGCATCCACTTTAGTATTAATTTCATACCTTAAGTTTTTTATTCTATTATCTTTAAAATCTAATTTCTTATCTAACTTACCTATCTCTACATTTAATGTATCGATTTCAAAAGCCAATTCGTCATTTATATGGTGTAACGAATCGACTTTTTGTTCTAATGCTTCAATTTTAGCATTGTATTCGTTTATATATTTTTCTTCTTTTTGAAGAAAACAAAAAACTAACACACAAGCTCCCACTATAACTAATAGATTAAGATTTTTTCCTAACCATGATTTTTGAAATTTCATCTTATTTATCTATAATAGCTTCTAATTCTTTCTTAAGTTTTGTTTTCTTCTTAAGATCAGCTACTAATTTCTCTTTTTCTTCACCTTCAGCTGCTTTATATTTACGAGCTAAAGATTTCATTTGCTTAGTTAATTGGGCAAGTTCTTCTTTTGCTTTAGCTAAACCTTTTGTTTTTTTAAGATCTGCTTTAGATGGTTCTTTATCTTCATCTTCTCTTAAATCTTCTTTTATAAACTTTGCTTTTGCTTTATCAAAATCTCCTTTGTATAAACTATCTACTATTTTTCTACCTAATGTTTCTAAATCATCAGCGTTTAAAGAATGTGGTTTGTTAAATCCTTTTAAGTAACCTTGCCCTATAAGGCCATAGTCTGCTGGATCTATTACATCATCAACAGTCTTTGCTGCTTTTTCTTCTATACCAGCTTCTTCTTTTTTCTTAATTACATCAGTTAATTTTTCATCATAAGCTTCTAAACTCTTAAGATCATCTTCTATTTCTTCAGATAGTGTAGAGAGAATATTTTCTTTGATATAACTTTTTAAATCAGATTTTTTCATTATAGTTGAATTTTATTATAAATATGTTAAAGGCCTGTAATATTTAATATTTGTTGAATTCGTTCCTCTGTAGATCCAGATATTTTTTCTACTTCATTACATTTATGTCCATATCTTTTAATTAAGGTTGTAATAGTAAAGTCAATTAAATCTCTATAATGCTCGTCTGTTTCACGTATCCCATTATCTTCAATTTCTAATCCATAAGGAGATATATAAAATATATAATCATATTCCCTAATAAATTCACTAGCATATTCCTCAAATGCTTCTTTATCTTGATAAGGTATTGATTTAGCATTCATAGTAAATGCCATAACATCAATTACTGTTCTATCTGTTATAATATTATCTTGCATTAGTTCAGCACAACGTTCAGCTAAAAATACTGTTTGACCCTTTAATGTTGAATCTGTATTTAGGGGAATACCTAAATTGCTTAAATATTTACTACGTTCTGTAGCAAAATTATAATTTTTAAATTGTTTTGTTTCTTTTAAGGCGTTTACTAATGTAGTTTTACCTACACTCATTGTACCACATAATCCTATTTTCATATCTTAATTTCTATAATCTGATAATTGGTTTTTCATTGATTGGTTTTTATAGAATGGAATTCCTTCTCTTTGTCTTCTCATTTCTCTCCATTCTTCAGATGTTTTTTGCATCCCATAAAGATAGTATTCTGCTTTTTTTTCATTACCCTCAGGTATTAAAGCAGGACCATCCCAATTATGTAATTTATCATCCCATGTATAGGCAATAGTACCATCTGCTTTTGTTAACTTTCTTGATTTTGGAAATGTTTGTCCTGTTTCTATACCCATAGTTTTTTATTTTATTTATTATTAATATACGAAATTTATTTTAATTCTCCTAGTAAACTTTCAGCAACATAAGTACCTTGTGCACCACTCACCGTTATACCTCTAGCAGAAAGTGCATCACCAACAAAGTGGACGTTAGGATACTTGGTAAGAGCTAGATTAGAGTAATCGACGAGTGGCTCAGGAGAAAGATATTTTACTTCAGGCACGTAAATACCCCAATCATCTTTAAGTGTTGGGAATACTTTTTTCATGTCTTCAATAAAATCATACACATACATAAAGTATGGTTGCATAGATTTTGCTATTTTATGTAATGTATCTACTTGTATAGCTGATACATTTACACCTTCAGATGTTGTTGATGGTTTTCTACTTGGACTATAATATAATCCTGTACCATCTATCTGTAATTTTTTAACTACATCTCTAGACCAATCAAATGGTTTATCAATGCCTTGTACTTCCATTAATATACCAAAATTGGTCATATCATTTCGGAATGCTTCATCTTTTTTAGCGTGACCATTATAACTGTGGTCTCCATATGTTTCTTCTACTGCTACATATGCTGCATTATTGTTAGTACAAAAGGAACGAAGTGATACTCCTTTGTCCTCATATTTTCTATATAATTTAAAATCATAACTTACATCAATTAATTTTTGAAAGTGTTTTTGTGGTGCTTCAAATCTAACACCTATTTGAACTGGTTTAGGTTCTGTTGGTAAATCGTATTTTTCAGCTAATACCTTACCAAAGTCAATACCTGATTTACCTACCCCAAAAATAAGTTCATCATATTTGCTTCCAAATTCTCCACACATAACCATTTGATTATCAAAATCAATATCAGTTACTTTAGTTTCCCAGACAAATTCAACACCACCTTCAACTAAAAAGTCATACCAATTTTTACCAATTTCATGTAAATAATCTGTACCAACATGCCACACCGGAAATAGTCTTAATCCAAAATATGGTTTAATAAAATCTGGTTCTGCAACTGGATTTGAACATTGTACTTCTTCTGGTTTAGGGTGAAATCGTTTAAAGTTA